GGGGATGCACGGGCCAGCCTCGCAGGTCCAACTCCTTGAGAAGATGGGCGTGCAGGCGTCGCTCCAGCCAGGCACCGACTGGACCAGGGTCGCCCAGGAGGTCCAGGCGGGGAGGCCGGTCATACTGGACAGTCCAAACCACTACTTCACGGTCTCGGGCTACGACCCACAGACGGGTGAGTTTGAGCTAGGTCAGAGCGCAGCCGTCCTCAAGGCATCCAAGGGGCGGACGAGATACAGGCCCGATGAGATACCGGGCCTCGGGATGGGAAATATCCGCGCGACGATCTACATGGGCGCGTCGGGGAGATAAACGTGACGCCAGATGTCGCCGCGTCGAATCCGCATGATGACGCTCGGGTTCACGCCGTACTCACGGGCGAGTCGTGCCTGCGTGCCGCGTGGTGGGTTGGAGGCGAGAACGTCCAGGATCGCGCGGACATCCTCATCCGACAGTCTGGCGTTGTGGTTCCGGGTGCCGGGAGCGCCCTGATGTTGGTATCGCCCGCGTGCGTGCATGTCCCTGGTGTTGTCCAGCGGCGTGCCCACGTACAGGTGGCGGGGGTTGCAGCAACGCGGGACGTCGCAGGTGTGGAGGGCCCACTCACCGCTGCGGAGCGGACGCCCAAGGGTGATCTCCAGGACGAGGCGGTGTGCCTTACGGATGTGCCCGAGGCCGTCGTTGATCTGGCCGTAGCCGCCGCGATCAACCGATGCAGTCCAGGGCCAGCAGTCGTCGGGATCCCCGATGTCGATCTTGTACCAGACACGGACCTCGACTGGCCCCTCGGTGCGCGGCGAGCGCGGCTGGCGGATGATATCGTAGATAGGCATCGAGATTACTCCTCGGTGTCAGTCCCGGACGGTGACAGCCGTGCCGGGACACTTCGCGTTAATTGTACCAGTCGGAGACTTGCATGATCGACTGGAACCGCTGGCTGCCAGGCCTGGGCGACGAGCAGCCCGAGGACGACGACCCCGTCACGAAGACGCTCAGGGCGCTGGGCCAGGTGCCCGACCGCTCCGCGGCGGGAATATCGACGTTGTCGACATCGCTCGGCGACATCGGCCGCTCGGCGGGGCAGTCGGTGGTCGGCGCCGTCCAGGGCGCAGCAACGGCGGTCTCCGACGCCTACGCGGTCCCCACCGAGCAGCGGCCGCCGCAGTACAGCGGGCCGAGCTACAGCCAGCCGTCACTGGCTCCCGGTGAGCAGAGCACGGCCGAGCGGCTGCCTGGGATAGCGCAGGCGGGCATCGAGGGTGCGAGCGACATGCTCGGGGATCGCGGGGCCATGCTGGCGGGGCTCAAGCCGCCCCAGACCGCGATGGAGGTCATCGAGCAGGCGGCTCCCGCGCCCGTCAGAGGGTTGCAGATCGGCCGCGAGGCGCTCAGGGCAGCGGGTGGCGCCGCACTCGAGGCGGCCCCGCAGACGACCGAGCCCCTGTTCACGACGAACGAGATCCAGACGCCGCTTGGCACCATCCCGTCGATGACGGGGCCGACCCCGCAGCAGGCTGGGCGGTTCGTTGGCGAGGAACTGGCCGACCCGACCAACTACCTCAGCTTCGGCGCTGCTGGTCGGGCTGCGGATGCCCCCGTAGGTGCCGCGCTGAGTGCCGCTGGGCGTGGGCTGCGAGATGCGCCTGGTGTCGTGCGACGCGGCGCCAGCGCTGCCGTCGACGCCGTCAGTGGAGCACTCGACGACAACGCAGGGCGCATGGCCGCCGCCGATGCCAGGATGGCTGAGCAGGGCAGCACGACGGCACCAGGGGTATTCGGGCTCTCGGGCATCGAGCCTGGCCGCCCCGAGGTTCAGGGCATGCGGCCGCGCATCATCCCTCCCGACGTGGCTGACCAGCTGGACATCCCGCTCAGGCTGCCCGAGGACCCGAGCGTCATCCGCGCCATCGAGGCCGCGGGGGGCACGGTGGACCCCGAGCGCGGGGTGACGCTGAACGTGATCCGTCACCAGGACCCCGAGGCCGCTGGCGGGGCGGCGACGCGCAGCATGACGTTCTACACGGCGGGGCCACCAGGGGCGCCGAGCGAGTACGCGCGGACGGGCACCGTCGGGCCGCAGGGCGTCGGCGGGCAGCAGCGCATCGAGGGGCCGACGCGGTTCCGGAATCCGCTGTTCATCAGCGACGCGCCAGGTGAGGCTCGGGGCTTTGATGACGCGATGCAGCAGATGGTGCCCGAGGGTGCGGGTAGCGGCCAGTTCGTGGTCAGGAATCGCCGCTCGGGAAATACTTCGCAGGCGTTCGCGTCAAGCGATGAGGCCCAGCGATACCTGGACGGCATGCCGGAAACCATCAGGACGGATCTCCAAGTGCGGGAGCGGCCCAATGCGCCCCCGCCGACCGCCTCGGAGGTCGAGGCCGGCATCCGCGCCGCCAAGCGCGCCGGCCCCGCAGGCTCGGCTGCGCGCGCAGAGGCCCTCAAGACGCTGGTGACGCGCTACGGCGGCGACGCCGACGTGATTGATGACCTGATCGAGCTCAGAGGCGCCGAGATGGGCGAGAGCGTCTACGCCGTCAAAGAGAACATCGTCGCCGGCAACGCCAGGCGGGCGGGGCACGACGGCGTGATCACACTGAAGCAGGGCATCCCCGACTACGCGGCCATCAACGAGCACCCCGCGGTCGTGGCAGCCAATCAAGCGCTCCAGGACGCGAACGCTGCCGAGCGCGAGGCGCATCAGTGGGTCGACCTGTGGGAGTCGCGGCTGCGCCTGCACGGCCAGGGGTCGCGTGATGCCGCCGACGAGGGATGGGCGCGACTGCAACGGCTGGCTGAAAACGAGGGGCGGCGCACGCCCGTCGAGGCGCAATGGGTCGTTCAGAACAAGGCGGGACAGGCTGAGCAGCGCGCTCGCGATGCGGTGGCCGAGGTCAGAGCCGCCTGGCAGCAGGCCAGAGCCGAGCTGACGCCGCGCGAGATCACCGAGCTCGCCGACCCCCGCGAACTGCGGAACCCGACGCCTGGGACGCCGACCGCCGCGTTGAAGGCGGCGTACAAGCGGGCCAAGGATGCCGAGGCGCGCTTTAGCGACCTGTACCGTGGACCTCCGGCTGATGAGGAGGTGTTTGCCGCAGCGCGACGCGAGGTCGAGGAGGCCAACGCGGCGCTTGAAGCGCTGATGAACCAGACCGACACGGCGCCAGGCTACACCCTGCGCCCCGACATCCCAGCGCGTGCTGGAACCCCAGAGGCCGCCAGACGGGCTGAGCAGGCCGCCGAGGAGGCAGCGCACCAGGCTCGCCTTGATGCCGCGTTCAACCATCCCGATGTCCAGGCTGCCGGCCAGCGGGTGGGTGCGGCCGAGGAGGCGCTGAAGCAGGCCAGGGCGAGCGGAGACTCCGCAGCGATGGCCGCGGCCTACGCCGAGCGGGACGCTGCCTACGCCGAGCATGCGCGGCTCCAGCGCGAGGCGTTTCAGGCTGGGGGCGTCGCCAACGCCAGCGCGGGCGCTGCTCCTCGCGTCCCAGGCACAGGCGTCCTGCCAGCGGTGAACCGCGCGCTCTCGGAGGGCATCGCGGGCGGCGTCGGCGGCGCGGTGATCGAGCAGGGCCGCAACCCCGACGAGGACCCCAGGACGGCAGCAGCGCGAGGGTTCGCCGCGGGCGCCGTCGGGTTCCCGCTGGCGACCAGAGCAGCCAGAGGTGCAGCCAGGCTGGCGGGGCGCGGCGTTGATATGGGCGGCGGCGCTCGGATCGGGCTTGGTGATGTGCCACCGAGCAAGCTCAGGGAGCCAACGCTGCCGGGGATGGAGGCGCCGTACGTGCGCCAGACCATCCCCGACGTCTCGGACGTGCCGAACCGACCGCCCGTGCTCGGCGACGTGCCGCCATCGGCGATCCGCCAGCCAGGGCTGCCAGGGATGGGGCCCGCGCCGCCGCGGCCGATCGGCGAGGAGCTCGCGGACCTGCCGATGCCTGGCATGATGCCATCGCTTCCGAGTGTCCAGAAATCGCTCACCGCGGCCGAGGAGCGCGCGGCCAGCATGCAGGCGCGAGGACTCACGCCGCCGTCGGCCTGGGACTGGATCAAGCAGGCTGGCTACTCGGGCATCTTCGGCCCAGCGACGCTCGTCGGCAACGTCACGGCGGGCGTGGTCGACACGGGGTTGGCGCAGGTCAAAGAGGCCACCAGGGCCCTCACGATGCGCCAGGGCGGGCGCTACGGGGCGCAGGCGAAGGCCCAGCTCCAGGCCGTTCCCGAGGCGCTGGAGGGGCTCAAGGCTATCGCCTTCGGCCAGGGCGGGTCAGCGGGGGCGGCCGCGCGCTCTGGGGGATCGCAGGGCACGGCCAACCTCTCCGAGCGCGTCGTCAACCCCGTGGCCCATGTCGCCGCCCGTCTGATGGAGAAACCAGGCGAGATCCTGGCCGAGGCGCCTGACGCCGTCTTCCGCCCGATCTTCAACGCGCAGGGTATGCAGCGTGAGGCGGACAGGATCGCGCACGAGCTCGGGCATCGCGGCCAGCAGGCAGCGCAGACGACCGAGCAGTTGATGCAGGATGCCCGCTCAGCCAGAGCCAACCCCAACCAGCCGCTGGTCTCCGCCGAGGCGCGGCGGATTGTCGACGCAGGGAAGGCCTACGCCGACGAGATGGGCTACAAGGGCGACCCTGGCGGGCTTGCGACGTGGATCGGCGACCTCTCGAAGCGCGACGATGCCGCGGGCGTCGCCGCCTCGTTCCTGTTCCCGTTCTCGAGGACGCCTGGCAACATCGCCATCGCCGCGGCCAGGAGCACTCCAGGCATCGGCCTGCTCCCAGGGGTCCGCCGGGGGCGGCCGGTCAAGAGTTTCGACGTCATCTACGACCAGGCCTTTGGGACACTGGCGGCCTCCGGACTCGCGGCCTACGCCGCGTCGGGTGGCATCACGGGCTCGGGACCCGCGAGCAAGCCTGAGCGCGACGCGATGGTGGCCCAGGGCTGGCAGCCACGGTCGACACTGGTGGCGGGCCACTACATCCCCAATCGGGCATTCGGGAAACTTCAGCCGATGCTCGATGCGATCGGCGAGTCGCACGACGCGCTGGCGTACCGCAAGCCCGACCAGTCGGCGTCGGCGTTTGCCACCGACGCCGTCAAGCGGCTCGGGAAGATTGCAACCGATCAGGTCGGACTCTCGGGATTAGCCGACGTCTTCGACCTGATCGACGGCTTCGGCGCCCAGGCGCCAGGGCTGGTTGGGCGCTCGATCACGCGCTACACGCCGTTTGGCGGCGTCATCCGCGCCGCGGCGCAGGCGATCGACCCGAACGCTAGAAAGCCCGAAACGTGGGATCAGGCGGGCTTCTCCGAGGCCACGCGCCAGCAGGTCGAGCAGAGCATCCCAGGCTTGCGCGGCGACGTGCCAGCGGCCCAGGACGTGCTCGGGCGCGACGCCCCGAACCCCCAGCAGGGATGGGGCGCGCTCATTCCGAAGACGACGACGGTCAGGGACGATCCGACGATCCGTGCGTATCAGGAGTCGGGCGTCCCGCTCAGCGGGCCACCAGATACGGTCGACGGCGTGGCCTTGACGCCCGCGCAGCAGCGGCGGTATCAGGCCGTCAGAGGGCAGGAGATCCAACGACTGACGGGGCCACTGATCGCTCGAGCCGAGTGGGCCACGATGGCGCCTGAAACACGGAAGATGCTCTTGACGACGATGCTGGACACCGCTCGGACGCTCGCCGAGGTCGCGGTCGCTCAAGAAGGCGGGCAGGCGTTTTCCGAGGGGCGGACGAAGGCCATCCTCGACAAGGCACAAGGGCGCTAAGGGAGGCACGACGTGGCGATCATCTTCAGCCCTGGGCAGGTCGTGGCCCAGCCCGACTGGGAGGCGCTGGTCAGGCAGCACGGGGGCGACAAGCCCGCCGTCAGGCGATCTCGCACTGAGGCAGAGATCAAAGCCGCGGCGTTAGCCGGCGAGGACGACCCCGCCGCGATGCAGAACCCGATCTACCGCTCGTATCTGGAGGACGGCTCGTACGTCGAGTACCGCACGGCGCCGAACGGCACCGACTACCAGATCGTCGACTACAAGCCGTCGGCGACATTCACGCAGGCCCAGACGAAGGCGGCCGCGGCAGCTCCTGAGAACCAGACGCCACAGCAGCAGAACGAGGTGATCCTGAACCAGCAGCGCGCGAAGAACGCGGCGCTGCCGCCCGGGCAGGACCCGCGCTACGAAACCGACCAGGAGCGAGCGACCAGGGCCGACGCCACGATCAAGGCACAGGGCGCCGCAGCCGAGACCGCGCGCAAGGAGGCCGAGGCCAAAGCGGAGGCGAACAAGCCCAAGGTCGTTCCAGGCACGCTGAACACGACCTCGCCGAACGTGGCCGCGGAGCAGCCCGACGGCTCGATCAAGTGGGTCCCGAACCCCAACTACCAGAAGCCGAACGCGCAGCCGATCAGCATCCCTGGCAACCCGCGCTACATCTGGTGGGACGACGGCCCAGGGACGACGCCGCGTCGAGAGAAGAACCCCGACTACGTCAAGCCGTCGAAGCTGATACCGCACCCGTCCGACCCGACGAAGATGGTCAACGTCACCGAGGACGATGCGGGCAACCCTGTGATCCTGCCCGTCAACGACCAGACGGTCTTCAAGCCCGCCGACCTGCCCGTCCTGCAAGCCAAGTACGGCGAGATCGCCCAGGGGCTCGGCGCCTTAGCGCAGGACCTCAACAGCCGCTACGCCCGCGGCGAGATCACCGAGAAGCAGAAGAACGATGCCTTTACGGCGGCGCACCAGCAGGCCTCGACCCAGGTTGCCGAGATCAATAGCATCCTGGACACCTCGAAGGCGATCTGGTCGGGCGAGCTCACCCAGCGCGGCCAGAGCCTGAACGAGACGCAGAGCCGTCGGAGCTACGCCCAGGGCATCTTCGACCGCTCGGCGGCGACGGGCATGGGGATCGCGACCTCGGCGGGGCCTGGGCACGGACGCGAGATCGCCGCGGGGGTCGGGGCGCTGATGAACATCGGCCAGCAGTACGCCCAGGGCATGGGCGGGTTCAAGGAGTCGCCCGAGATCCCGCTGCCAGCTGCCCTCCAGCAGGCGCGGGGGATCGGGCTGCCTGGGTACGGTGGGCCAGCTCCGGGCCCCCCAGGAGCGCCACCAGCTCCGTCCGCTGGGGGTCCGAATGCCATCGGGGTTGGCGCCATCGGGGCCATCCCAGCGCCAGGAGCGCCACCAGCACCACCGTTGGGCATCTCCAACACCACCGACGCGGGCGGGGTGCCGAGAGTCAAGACGCCCGCATCGGCGACCAACGCCCCGCCGATGATGCCCCAGGCCGCTCCCCCAGGGCAGAACCCGCTGCCCTGGGGCCCCGCCGTCGGGGAGATGGGTGCCCATCTCCAGGGGGCGCAGCACTTCGCTGGCTCGCCCGTGGCCGCGGGCGGGCTCGGCGTGTACGACCCGACGCCTGATGTCCAGCAGATGATCGGCGACGGCGCTGACCCGACCTGGGCCGAGGCCGTCAGACGGGCCGCCGCTGAGGTCAGCCAGCCAGGGTACGCCTGGCAGCGGTTCCAGCAGCCCGCGTCGCGCGTCGGCTGAGCAGCACAGCGCCTGCTGCGTGAGAGGAGTCCGATGCCCGAGATCATCGTCCCCGCCGCCACCACAGCGAGCGAGCGTGCGTACGAGGGCGCGCTCCTCGACACCCGTCGGCGGATGGCCCTCGCCGCCCTGATCGCCGGGGCCGCCGCGCTGATCGTTGCGCTGATCTTCGCCCTCGCCGTGCTCTGGTTGATCCTCAGCACCCCGAAGGCCACAGGATTCGACGCCGATGGCGTGCGCTGCTACCGTGCGGCTCACGAGATGAGCTGCATCAAAACGGCTGAGCCAGCGCGATGACGGCCGAGCTGGAGGTCTGGCGGTGTCCGCGCTGCCCGACCGTCCTGGCGAAGGTCCTGCTGGTGCCAGGCTCCGTCGTTGAAATTCGCTGCAAGCGGTGCGGGATGTTCTGCCGCCTCGAGAAAGCCGAGGAGCGTGTCGTCACCCACCGCTAACAGCGGTGCTATACTCGCGCCAACGAGAAGAGATGGCCCACCCCGAGGCCCACAAGACCGCCTGACGGTCGTTCTGTGGGCCTCGTTGCATGTCATCGCCAGACCAGTCCCCCGCCTCCGAGCCCATCGCATCGCCCCCAGGCAGCCCGCCCGCTGCCGCGTCTGAGCCCGCACGGGAACGCCCAGGCCTCAACACGCTTGCTGAGGCCTTCCGGAGCGCGCCTGATGCGTTGAAGGACCGCGGAGCCAATGGGAAGCCCAGAGGCGATGCAGCAGGGCAGGAGCCGTCCGAGGAATCCAGCGGTGCCGAGGGTTCGGCGCCGCCGTCGAAGCCGGACGGCAGCGCGAGCCTGACATCTCAGGCTGGGGACATCCCACCATCGCGCAGGGGCGCCGCGGCGAAGATTTCGGAGCAGCAGTCCGAGATCGAGCGGCTGGTCGCCGAGCGCGAAGCCGAGAAAGCCAGGACCGCCGAGGTCGAGTCGCGCGTCCGCGCCCAGGACGAGGCGCGTGAAACGGCTCGCCGCGCGGCCTTGTCTCGGATCGGCGACGACCAGGAGTTCGCGCAGCTCTCGGCCAAGCGGATGCGTGGCGAGGTCCTGTCCTACGAGGACGACGAGAAGCTGTCCTCGATGCTGGCCTGGCGCGAGCACGCGGCCGACCTCTGGGAGATGACCGACCGCGCCCACAAGACCCAGCTGGCTCGGGCCGTCTCTGACCGCGTCGAGCGCTACAGCCTGGACAAGGACGTGGCCTACAACGCGCCGCTGCCCGAGCTCCTCGACCACGCCGTCTCGGTCACCGAGGCCCGCGTCAAGAAGGAGCAGGCCAACGTCATCGCCGAGCTGAAGGCCGAGCTGCGGGGACTGCGCACCAGGGGTGCTGCAGCGTCGTCGCCGACGGTCGGTGGGGCATCTGATGGGTCCGACGGGCGGATGCCCGCCGATGGCGCGTCGCCGCTGGACTGGTTCAAGGCGGGAGCGAGACAGCAGGAGGCCGCCGCTGCTGCGGGCGGTCAGCGGAACGGCGCCACGGGGCGACCCAGGCGCTAGCTGACAGGAGAACACGGTGGCAGGGACTCTCGCTGACCTGGCGGTGATGTCGTCCGACGCCTACGAGCGCGGCGTCATCGAGCGGTTCAAGCTCACGAGCGACTTCATCCAGCTGTTGCCCCAGAAGACGATCAAGGGCACGACCTACAAGTACCGCGTCGAGGAGGTCGCGCCTGGCGTGAGCTGGCGCGACGTGAACCAGGGCTACCCCGAGTCGACGGGCGTGATCGCGCCGCGCATCGAGTCGACCATGATCGTCGGCGGCGACGTCTTCATCGACAACGCCCTGCTCAAGAACCAGCGCACGGGTGGCGACGCGCTCGACCTCAAGGCCGAGCAATACGACCTCAAGGCGCGAGCCCTCGCCCGTGAGATGGAACGGGCCTACTTCGAGGGGGATGACCTGGTCAACCCGTCGGAGATGCCTGGGCTGCGGCGCCGACTGACGGGCAACCAGGTCATCAACGTCGCGACGGCGGGCGGGGCGCTGACGCTCCCGCTGGTCGACCAGCTGCTCGACGCGCTCGACCTGGCGATTGGGACGCCCCATCTGTTCATGTCGAAGCAGGTGCGACGGAAGTTGACGACGCTGGCGCTGACCCAGGGCAACAGCGTGAACATCACCTACGACAGTGTCAACGAGGTGGGCAGGGTCATCGAGAGGTACGCGGGCGCCCCAATCCACATCGTCGAGGATGGCTGGGACGGCGCGAGCCTGCTGGTCGCGGACGAGGACCCTGGCGACGGCACCGCCGACACCACGTCGATCTACGCCGTGATCTTCGACGAGCAGATGGGCGTCTGCGGCCTGATCTCGGGCGGCGACGGCGACCCGCTGGTCTCGGTCCGAGAAGTCGGCGAGACGACCGCTTCGGGGTCTGGCAACCCGCCAGGCATCCTCGGGCGGATTGAGTGCTACCCAGGTCTCATGATCAAGAGCCCCAGGGCTGCTGCTCGTCTGCGCGGCATTCTGCCAGCTGCCTGATCTGGAGTGATGCTCATGATTGATCCCGCGTACCTCGCCACCATCGGCGTGTTCGTGGCCGAGGACGGCTCGTACAAGCGCCACCGCGTGCGCGTCACGAACCCCGAGTACGACGCGACCGACCCGAAAGCGATGCTCAAAGGGCTGCTCGTCAGCTACGACGAGGAGTTGCTGTCCTACCCCGTGGTCCTGCCATTGGCGACCGACCCCGCCTCCATCGAGGAGGCTAGAGGCAAGGCCATCAAGACGGGGGCCGACTTCTACCACCCCAAATGGGGCTGGCTGCGCTGGGGCATCAAGCCCGAGCGCGACCACCCAGAGAACCTGGGTTCGGGATCTGTGAGGCACCCGACGCGTCGCGTCACGGTCGCGCAGAACCAGCCCATCCCAGCGCCAGAGCCCGAACCAGCGCCGGAGCCGGAGCCAGAGCCGGAGCCCGCTCGGGGCCTGGCCGCGAAAGGACGCTGAGACGATGTACGACGCACTGCTCAATCTCGTTCCGCTGAGTATCACGCCGATCTCCGCGGCGGGCACGACCAAGGGCAACGGCATGTACCTCGGCCGCAATCGGACCTACCGAGCGATCGGGCGGGCCGCGGGCGACTGGACGGCGGGCGCAACCTGCGTGATCGGCCTCGAGGAGTCCACGACTCAGGGGGCCGGCGGTTCCTGGACCGCGATCGTGGGCGCACCCTCACTCACGATCACCGAGCAGGTCGGCGGGTTCGCGACGACCCCGTCAGCCCGCCCCAGCCCCGAGATCCCGTCGACCGTGACAGCCCTCCCGAGCGTGACGTTCACACCCACCAAGGACTACGTCAGGGCGTCAATCGTGGTGGGCGGGACCACGCCCACGGTGGCCGGCATGTCGGTCACCGTGGAGCCCGTCGATATGCCCGTGCTTGCCTCAGGCCGGTAGAGCCTGAGATCAGCCACAGGGAGTCTCCTGATGCCAGACGAACGCAACCGGATCGCCGAGAACACCGTCGGAGAGGTGGGCAACCGAGACCGCTTCCACCAGGGCAAGAACCCGCAGATCCTGCCTGCCGACCTCACCGAGGAGGAGCAGGCCGCGCTCGACCTCCACCGGGCCACGATCCACGCCCCCGAGTCCAAGCCGCAGTGGGGCTATGACGAGGATGGCAACCCGATCGAGGTCGGTCCGCAGGGTCTCATCGTCACCGACCCCGTGACGGGCGAGGTCGAGCCGCTCTCGGAGGACAGCCTAGCCCGAGCGGAGCAGGTCCGGAGCTGGCGCGCAGAGCGCGAGGAGCGGGGCCTCACGGGTGGCACGCCGCCAGAGCGGGGGCCACGCCGCGGCCCGCCGAAGGCCGAGGGCTCACCCGAGGCCCCGTCCGACCCCGCGGCACCAGCACCACCACCACCAGCGCCCCCGGAGCCGACGCCAGCACCGCCACCGCCACCGCCAGCGCCACCGCGGCGGCCAGGCTGAGTCGACCTGGTGCCGACGCTTCTCGAGCTGCGACGCGCCACGGCTGACAGGGTCGCCCCCTTCGAGCTCGCCACGTCGGGAGCGCAGGAGGCGGGCGGCTACGTCGGCACGGCCATCTCCGGCAGTCGGCGGCGGATCGTCACGACCGACCTCGTCTCGATGGACATCCACGGGTCGGGCCCCGAGAACCCAGGCGACTACCTCAAGAACGACTGGGTCTACCTGCTGACCGACCCGCCGCAGCAGCGCAGGGTGCCCGAGGGCGGCTTCGTTGGCTACGCCCGCGCCGACGAGGTCATCACGGGCTCGTTCGCCACGACGGCGCCAGACGCGCCCGTGGCGTACATCGACGTCGAGCGGCCGTTTCTGGCGGTCGTCCCAGCTGGCACCGCGTTCGAGATCCACGGCATCCCGCCCGAGCGCGGCGGGCGCTCCTCTGGCCTGCACGCGCATCTGAACCATGCCCTGCGGGTGATGCTTCGCGAGGATACCGTGCTCGTGCCTGGGACGACGGGCCAGTCCACCCTGGACGTCACGGCGTCGTTTCCCTGGATGACCCACGTCGGCTGCTTCGTTGGCGCCCAGTACGTCGCAACCGTCTCGGGCGTCGAGACCTACGCCATCCCAGGTGCTCGGCTGCGCTTCGACGGCGAGAAGGTCCTGCTCACGCCACAGACGGCCGTCTCGACGGGCCAGTCGCTGCCCGTGCGGGTCCTGCGGCCACTCGCCACCTGGATCAAGCCCGTGCTCTCGTCGGTCTGGGTGGAGAGCAGCGTGGGACTGGTGGACGACGCTGACCAGTGCCTCGGGGATACCGACGCCATCTCGCTCGTCGCCGCGTACCACGCAGCCACCGAGCAGTCCCACCAGTGCGTCGTCGGAAGCGCCGAGCAGCTCTACTGGCTTGGCCGAGCTGGTGCCTTTGCCCAGCGCAGCGTGTTCCTCCGCGACCAGCGCGTCCAGCGGCCGAGCTCGGCGCGGTCGCCGTGGCCCGATCTGGTATCCGTGGACGGGCCATTGGGTGGGAAGTACGGGCCTGGCTGGCGATGAACCGCTCGCGCGGCAAGCACGACATCGTGCTCCACAGCTCGGACTTGAGCATGGGGTTTTCGCTGGCCCGCGACCTGACGCGCGGCGGGCTCCCGTCCCGCCCTGCCGTCGTCAGCTCGGAGCTGAGCCCAGCTCGGCTGGACGAGGTGGTGCGCAACGCCGACGTGCCGCGCGTGATCGACAATTTGGACCGCGGCATGGGGTTCAGCCGCAGGGTCCCCAACGCCGACAACGGGTACGCCTACTGCTTGCCTGGGTACACCCGGGCGCCTGGCGGCATCTTCTGTCCCGCGGGCAAGGTCAGCGAGATCACGCTGCCAGGGCCAGGCAGCTTCGCGCCAAACTGGATCATCGGGTCGGAGCGCTTCGAGACCCCCGCGGGGGACTTCCTGTACCTGATCGCGAGAGGCCGGACGGTGCTGGTCTTCAACCCCATCGACGGCATGTCCGTTACGGTGGCGTTTACGTTCCCCGCGGGCTTCGACTGCCAGGCCTGGGCGGTGTTCAACAACCGCCTCTACGTCAGTGGCGCGGGCGGGATGGCGTATCTGGACGGCGCGACGGGGGTCTGGTCGGCGCCCAATCCGGCCGTCCAGCGGTCGCACCTGGCGGTGGAATTCTGGCGCCCGCAGGGCATCCCGACCCCGGTCCTGGTCGGCGTCTCCCCCGAATTCAACTACAACGCGCTCAGATGGTGCCCGATCACGGCGGACCCGATGGACCCCGCCGCCTGGTCGGCGCCCGTCAGGATCGGCGCTGACAGCCAGTACGTCGTCCACCGGCTGGTCTCGACCCCCAGGCACGTCTACGCGCTGCGGCCCGACGGCTGTTATGACATGGACGAGCTGGGGACCAGGACGTTCAACATCGCCCCCTGGACCACCGAGGCCGTCGACCACTTCAACGGCTCGTGGGGGCTCCACGTCGGCACGGGGCTCTACTACAGCCACTCCCAGGGCCTGGCGTTCGTGCCGACCGAGGGCGAGGCCCAGTACCACCCCGAGTGGTGCCAGCCTGGCTGGGGGCTCCCGTACGAAGGGCCCGTCAGAGGCCAGGTGTTCGCAGGCACGCTCCACAACGGCTGGGGGCTGCTGGGGCAGTGGGACGCCTCGGGCGTGGGGCCGCTCCAGAGCTACGTCACGGCAGGGAGGCGTGCTCCCGATGAGGCGTACGGCCAGGCCTCGCACATCTGGCATGGGGCCGAGGCGGTGGTGCCAGGCTTCATCCAGCACATGCGGATCTGGACGATGACCTGGGCCTCGGGTTGGCCCCAGCTGCTGATCACCACCACCGACGGGGGCACGCCACCCGTGGTCAAGGCCTACTGGCAGAGCCAGAGCAAGTGGGGCACCCCGATCCAGGAGATGATCCAGGGTGGGCTGTTCGCGCCTGCTGACAGCGCCTCGATGTTCTTGCCCGCGGACCCGTACGACCGCCCTTCGGCCGTCAAGAGTCTCATTCATCTCGAGATGCTGACCGAGCGATTGGCCGTGAATACCGACGTGCTGAAGGTCTACGCCCAGGCCGACGAGGAGACGACCTGGACGGAACAGGGCACGGCCGATGTCGGCACCTACAGCGCGTTTGCGCCGCTCGAGCTGACCGAGGGCCGATTCCTCAAGACCAGGGTCGACGCGATCGGGCACCCGATCCTGCGGGCGCTCGAGCTCAGAGCGGCGCTCGGGATCGAGATGCGGGAGGCCAGGACCTACACCGTGGTGCTCGGCTACGACATCGCCCTCAAGACGGCCCGCGGCCGTGAGCACCGCGATCCGATGGCGCGGCTGCTCGATCTGCGGACGATGCTGGGCCAGGTGGTGACCCTCGAGGCCGAGTATCCGATGCGGGTGCGGGTGCTCCAGGTGCTGGCGCCCGAGCTGCGGCAGCTGAGCGCGGCCAATCGGGCGGGGGCCTGGATGATGGTAGTCCCTGTGCTCGTGTCCATCCTGGACCACCCGTTCAGATGGGATGGCGCGGACCACTACGACGCTGGGCGGACGTGGTCTTGAGCGTGTCACAGCACGTGCCGCCACGTCTTGCGGGTGATGACGCTCCGGATCGCGGTGTAGGCGAGGCCACGCTGCCGGGCAATCGCCTTCATGCTCACCCCCGCCGCGTGCTCGGCGCGGATCTCTCGAACCGCCTGCTCGGTCAGTTTGGCCTGATGGTGACGCTCCCCGCGCAGTCGCCCGACCTTGACGCGCCGCTCGGCCTGATAGCGTCGGGACCGTTCGTTGGAGCACGTACGGCATCGCTGAGCCCCGCTCGCCGCGATGACGATGAGGTTCTTGCCGCCCAGGGCGTGGCCGCGCAGACAGGTGGCATCACGGTGCGCGGCGATGAACCGGTTCGCACCGCGCCTGACGTTCTCGGCGTGCGTCACCGGCTCGAGGTGGCTCGGGCGGACGCAGCCCGGCCTCCGGCACAGGTGGTCAAGCTCGAGCCCGTCCGGGATCGGCCCGTTAACGCCCTCGTAGACGAGGCGATGCACCAGAACAGCGCGCCCGGCGACATAGATCGACGGGTAGCCTTGGGGCCCGGCTGCGTCGGAGATCCAGCACGCGCCAAGGTCGGGGCGGAGGTCCGGGACTGGGCCATGCTTGTCGACCCTCGCCAGCGCCCGAGCCAGGGCCGTTTCCGCAGAACGCCGAGTCCGCCACGCGTACCCACACCTAGGCGTGCAAAAGCGCCGGGTACGGAAGACCTTCTTCGGGGCCAGGAACCGCTGGCCGCACTGCTCGCAGGTCAATTCGACTTGGGTGAAGGGCAGGAACGGCATCCGGGCGGGCGTATAGTATCCGGGCATCGGGTGCTCCAATCACTCGGTGTCACGCCCTCGGCTGTTGCAAGCAGTGCGAGGGCATTTGCACGTCAATTATACCGCAGGACCTGGGGGGTGATGAGGTGGCGTTGACACTGGTTCCTCGGGGTACACGCGCGCTGGCGGAGCATTTAAACCACTATTTCAGAGTTTTCCGCGGGGTGGACGCCGACTCGGTCTACGTGCGGATGCCGATCGGCGGGACGTTCGAGGTCCGACACTCGATCACGCAAGCCCCCGTGCTCCAGGTCACCGACGCGGGCATCGGCGGCGTGCTGACGGCGGGCGCGGTCCCCGCGGGCCTGATCACCAGTGCCATGATTGCCGATGGGACGATCGTCGGCGCCGACATAGCGCCTGCCACGATCACGTCCGACAAGCTGGCGGGTGGCATCCCCGTGCCCGCGGGCTCGATCACCACGAACGAGATCGCGAACGGCACGATCCTGACGGCCGACCTCGCGGACCTCCAGGTGACGACCATCAAGCTCGCGCTCGAGGCTGCCACCCACTTCATCTCGGTGCCGCTCTCGGGCTCCTCGATTGTGGCGAGCACCCCTGGGACGATCGCGGGCTCACCGCTGGTGATCACGACCACGGGCGGCCAGCTGGTGCTCGGCGTCACGCTCCTGGGCCTGAAGTCGACCAGTGCCGCGTTCGGGGGCATCGTGGTCAAGGAGGGGGCGGCCACGGTGTCGTTTATCGCCCAGGACGACTTCCTGACGACGGGGCGCACCCTGGCGGCGGTCCAGTCGATCGGGACCCCGACCGCGGGGTCGCATACCTACGCCCTGGAGTGGTCGATCGGCGCGGGCACGCTCTCACACGTCGGCGGGCAGTTCTGGGTCGTTGAGATCAAACGCTAGCGAGGCGAGGTAGCATCGTGAAGGTCACGAAACGGATCGACCTGGAGGCCCTTCAGCGCGAGCTGGCGGCGGCTGCCGTGCCGACCTCGGGACTCGGGAAGTCGGGGACCGATCAGGACGGCGAGGTCTACACCTACGATGCGGGGGGCGGGATCATCGACCTGCCTGCGGAGGCCACGCCCGTGGTCAACGCGCACACCGCTCCCCCGCGGATCGTCGAGCACGTCGAGACCAGGGCTGTCGAGGCGGTCACGAGCACGACCGACGGCGCCTTCCACGAGCTCTGGCGGCTTCCGACCGCGCCGAAGCACACCTACCGGGCGATGCTGGAGCTGCGGGCGACCGACCGATCGGACGGAACGACCAAGGCCCAGCAGGCCGTGCTGGTGTTCAAAGGGCTGGCGTCGACGGTGACCCAGGTCGGGAGCACGACCGTCCTCTGGTCGGCCCAGGACGCGGCGGCAACGGGCTGGGCCATCCAGGTGCAGACCCAGAGCACCGAGCTGGTCTTCGGGGTGCGGGGAGCGGCGGGGAAGACGGTCGACTGGAGCATTTCCGGCGACCTCGTGGTGTTCAGCCCAGAGGGGCTCTGAGCCGTGCCCGACCGCGAGCTGCTGGACGCGACCCCACTTGAGCAGCCACGTCATGAAGACGTCCAGCAACTCATCGAGGCCGAATCTGGCCGTGGCCCCCAGGGGATTCACCGGGTCTGGCAGGCGTCGGACAGCGACAAGATCGTGCTCGTCTCGGATGCCTCGGGCGTCCAGATCAGCCGTGACAACGGCACGACGGCGCCGACGAACGTCATCAACGTCGGCACGCCAGCAGGTGGGGGGCTCGCTGGGACCTACCCGAACCCGACGCTCTCTGCCTCGACGCTCGGGGGTCTGGTCAAGGTGGGCGATCCCGCCGGCGGCGCGCTCGCTGGCAGCTACCCGAACCCGACGCTGGCGCCCGCGACCATCGACGCGCTGATCCCCGTGGGGACGGTCTGGGCCTATGCGGGGGGCGGCATCCCCGCGGGCTGGCTGCTCTGTGACGGGGCGGCCGTCAGCAGGGCCACCTATCCGAAGCTGTTCGCGGCGATCGCGACGTTCTATGGCGCGGGCGACGGGTCGTCCACGTTCAACGTCCCCCTGTACCGCGGGCGCGTGGTGCTCGGGGAGGGGCCTGGGCACCCGCTCGGCCAGGTGGATGGAAACGAGGCGGTGCCGGGTCCTGTCCACACCCACCCTGGCAGTCATACGCACGGGCTGAACGGCCACAGCCACACCACCACGGCCCACGGCCACGGGTTGCCGACCCACGTGCACGGCGGGCCGCTCCACAACCATAGCGGCGCACCGATGACGATCAGCGGCACGGCTGCCGCCTCGGGGAGCGCCCTCAACGGACGGTTCACGGCGGGCGGCGTCAACACCCTGCCAGACAGCCACACCCACGCCGTCAGCGGCAACGTGGCGGGCAACACGGCCGATGACGGCGCCGGCAATACGGGCCTGCCTGGCGGCTATCCGTCTGGTCCGAACACCGCCACGACGGGGGTGACCACCGATGGGCCGTCGCCGCCATCCTCGAGCAGCGACGCGACGGCGCCCGCGGCCAGCTACGGGGCCACGATCCCGACGATGATGCCCTTTGGGGTAGCCCAATTCATCATCCGCCACGGGAATTAGCGGAGATACGCGGAGATACGCGGAGGTGGGAGGGGCACAGCATGAGGTTCTCGGATATTGCCTGTCAAAGAATGCTTGACCGCATGGACGAGACGTCGCCAGGGGGCGCGGGCGTCGGGGCGACGCACGGCTCGCTGCACACGGCCTACTCGACGTCGGGAGCCAACGAGCTCACGGGCGGCACGCCTGCGTACGCCAGGAAGCCGGCGACCTGGGCGGCGGCCTCGGCCAGATCCAAGGTGATGTCTGCGTCGCTGGGGTTCGACGTCGCGGCGGGGACCACGGTGCGCTGGGTAGGGTTCTACGATGCCCTGACGGCGGGGACGTTCCTGGGCATGACGCCGAACGGCGGCGGGGTGCCCCAGCCGTTCGCCGTCAACGCGGCTGGTGTCACGTCGAACACCGTGGACGCGCCCTCGCATGGCTTCGCCGCGGGACAGAGCGTCGTGGTCTGGGCCGCCAACACGGGGGAGCCGTTGCCGACGCCCCTGGCCGAGGGCACCGTCTACTGGGTGATCGCCACGGGGCTGACGACCGACGCGCTCCAGCTCTCGGCGACGTCCGGCGGGTCGGCGATCGACCTCACGGCGGCGGGGGCCGGGTTCCTCCAGCGGATCGTGGAGGAGACGTTCGGAGCGCAAGG